TCCATTTTCCAATTTAATTCCGCAAGTCTTGGATCATTTTTTGGGTATCTTGACTTGGCATAAATGAGTTCTTCTGGATGATCAGCAATAAATTTATTGATTCTATTAATAATCCGCATCATTTCTTCAATTTCACTATCCTTTAACCTGTGATTTCTCAACAAGTCTTTCTTCGTAAGTTTAATTGCAGGGGATTTATCTACAAGTTTGGGTGCTAGATTGGATTTTGCATTATATCCATCAATCATTTTTGGTGGTTCTTCAGGATATATCGGTTTAACTTCTTTAGGGTCAAACCATTTTGCCGAATCTGTTCCAGCATTTGGACTGAACCATCTAGTCTTAGAATCCTTTTCGACATTAGTGTGATCAGGAGAGTGCCACCCTTCAGAAAGAACTTCTCCTTCTAGTTCATGATGAGCAAACATGGATTTTTTACCACCTCTCCCCGCAGTTCTATATGGATTTATTGGTGGACCTGAAGGCATAAATTTTGGATTCTTATCGGTTCCATAATTTTTGAGAGGAGTGTATGGACCTCTAGGACTAGGATAGGCTGGCACTGCACCTTCTCCAGGATAATTTCTTCCAGGCATAGCAATCTCAGTATCACCTTGACCAGCAGATGCTTTTTTAAGAGGAACCCACATATTATATCCATATCCAGGTCTTGGAACTAACTTATATAATGTTCCGTCATGACCCCTATTTACATCTCCAGGACTACTCCAACCTGTAGTTCCATCTGGTCTTGGTCCAAATCCAGCAATCAGATTTTCGTTTTCTAGTGCTTTTTGATCAAGATAATTAAATGCTCTTCCACTTAAATCAAGTAAGTTCCTCAAGTACCTAGTAAAATCTCCTTCATAAAAATCTGGGGAACTTGGATCTTCAAATCTATTCAGAACAATAGTTCTTTCTTGACCAGGATCTGAAGTGTAAGTACTAGCTTGCTTAAAATAAGTAACTGTTTGGAGAATATGAAAGTTAGATTTTACTCCATTGTAAGCATCATAACTTCCACCATGATGGTGGTTATTAAATTGTATCCAAACTTTAAAGGATCCAACTCCTATTTCACCTGCAAGAGCTTTTTGCCTTAATTCCCGATATGTATTATAAAAAGCGACAGCATAATTAAATTGTTCATCATCCAAAAATCTATAAATGCCACCGAAACCTCTTGATTCTTCAGTTGGTGGATTAGTACCACCAACCAAACTACCAACTAATATTTGCCTGTACTTATTATCTGGGGTAATTAAACCAACACTAGTTCCGTAAAATCCACCATATGTTACTATAGCACTAGCACCAGCACCATCATCATAAGGGTACGAAGCATCAGGTATTGCCAATATAGGTCTATTTGCTACTCCATCAAGAGTATCTGGATTTTTTAAATATGCATTACTATTCCATCCAGTATCCCAAGTTGATGGATCGCTTTCATCACCACCATAAGATGGTTGAGAAAAACTATTTCCCATTACTCCACTAGTATCCGGAACATTACTAATAGTTGGCGGAATATATGGTTGAGTTTCAGTAGGAGGAAGAACTGTAGAGGTTGTCATTTTCTCCGACAACATTCCAGTTTTCTTCAATTCATCATTAAGACGTGCGATATTATTATCGATAGACCTCGATTCGATATGATTTAATGCTTTTCTAAAATTATTACGTCTCATTAAAAAAGGAGGTCTATAACCTCCTTATATTTATTCGGTTTCTTCAGTCTTCTTTTTCTTAGCACCAATATTATACTTGGTCTCAAGAATCCAATCCTGCTTATCCTTGTATGCCAGAACCTTGATTTGGTTTAGAGGAGCAATCTGTTGGATCTTTTCTACATCCACAATCTCCACCAGACCCCAGTCTGCCAAGAGTTGTGCGATACGATTACGACGCTGGATATCATTCAGCGTCAGGTTGGCGTGCTTACCATCCAGTGCAAACAACTCTTTGAAATGCACCAGATAATATCTACCCTGCTTATGCAGAATATGACATGACTGATAAATCTTCTTCTCTTTCCTAGAAGCGACTCCAATACGGGTCAGAGTTTCACGCACTTTCAAAAAGTCATCAGGTTCTCCAAGAACCACTTCAACCATTTGTTCGGGCGACCACTTCACTTCAGGTTCTTGAACGACACTCATCTTGTTCCTCCAGTATCAAATTTTGATTTAATAAATGTAAGTTGTTCTTTTGTCAAGATCCGTAGTGCTTGCTTTGCCTTCTCATTACTATAACCATAATGACGTTTGACATAATCAAGGTCTTTGATCTTATCTTGTCGGAGCCAGGGAGAAAACCTCTTCTTTTTCCTCAGACTATTTAGATAAAAATCATATTGCATTTTCTTTGGAATGCTGTTGTGAATGTTCATCTCATTCGCAAACATGATACAGTCCAAATGACCAGAGAAACAACGATTGACAATATAAGGAGGATACTCTTTTTCAAGAGTGGGATCTTCATCAAGCAAGTTCTTTTTGGTCTGATTGATTGAGTTCAGCCAATCTTTTAATTCTGTCATTTGTTTTCTTTTTTAACTGGTTCATAGTAAAGATTTCCTGCTATAGATATTCTTTCTTCATCACTAGTATAAAAAGGATATACAGTATGAGCCAAAGATGAAGGAAAAAGAATTAAATCCCATTCAACCGAATTAACGGTAACATTTCCAGTGCATCCTGGAATATTTGCTTTTGGAAAGAAAAATTGAAAGATTCCTGGATGTGAATTTTTTACATAAGGATATACTTTTTCCTCATCTTCAAATTTGTAAGGAATTTTTACCCACAAAACAAAAGAATATGACCCTGTATGATTATGAGGAGGATTAAAGTCATACTTTTTACCATAATTAATCCATAGGTCTCTCAAAACATATTCAAAGGTATATCCATTTTCAGCAAATTCTTTTAAAAAATCAGGATGAATATTTGAGAGAGGAACAGAATGAGTGCCTAGGAAAATATTATCATATTTAACACATAATGTTGTTACCAAATAATTTAATTTTTCAGTGATAGGGAATGTTGTTTCTTTTTGTAGATGACCTGCTAAATTTTTTCTATTGTCAAAGGTTTCAATTTCACCTCTATCAATTTTCCCAATTGCATCCTGAACTTCTTTTTTTACCTCTTCTGGTAATGAACACTTCAACCACCCTGGACCAGAAAACATGTAGGATTCATAATCAAAATTAAATTCAGTGCTGTGCATTCAACAATCCTTCAAGTTTATAATTGAATAGCAGAAGTTCCTTCCGTTGCTTTTGATCCCGCATGTACTCACCTACGGAGCGCATCGTGTAGGTAAGGTCAAACTCCCCTGCGTTCCAGTCTTCGAATCGGTCTTTAACCAACTGGTCGGCATTATAACTGATAAGGCAATCCATAGAGCAAGAATCACAATCTGAGGCAAAACGATCATGATCGAATCCCTTGTGCATAGCTCCCTTTTTACCGTAGAGATTATCTTTGATGTCATAAGGAGGGTCCAAATAAATAAATGCAGATTTCTCGGAACCTTCATCCAAGAGTTTGTCGTAGGATAGATTGGTAATTTCCCAGTTCTTAATAATTTCAGAGTAACCAGGAAGTTTATCTATTCCTCGCATTGAGAAGTTTGAATCAGATGCCTGGGCAGAAAAGGATGAGGACTCAGTGAGACCAGAAAAAGAGCACTTGTTAATAATGTAAAAACTAACGGCACGATGAAAGGGTTCAGTCCGTTTGGTTTCATGATTTAAATACTCCTTTGCTTCCAAGAACAATTGCTTTGCAGAGACTGGTTCAGGATGACGATACTTCAACTGATTGAGTTCGTCACGCATCTTCTGCCCATCACTCTGCAGAGTCTTCCAGAAGTTGACCAGAGGTTCATATAGGTCATTTACCCAAACCTTGACAGTCGGATACTTCTTGGTGACATGAATTGCTACGCTACCACCACCAAGGAATGGTTCCCGATACTCATCATACTCCCGAAGATCGGGGAAGTATTGATCCATCTTAGTGCAAGCACGGGACTTTCCTCCAGGATAACGAAGAGGTGTCTTGTATGCTTTCATCACAGAATCTCCTGAAGATTGTCAAGGATTTCAGCAGAGGTAATCTTCTTCTCTGCAGGTTTAATGTCTTTAGCAAGGATGGTAAAGTCTCCAGGGAGAAACTTGACCTTTGCAGTAGGTGATTTGGGAGTGTAGTAAATACGCTTCTCTACAGTCTCCCAATCGGTAATCCCAAGTGCCATGGACCCAGTGTCCACGAGCAGCATGTAATCAAAAGTTTTTTCAATTACTTTGTTATCAGACTGAAAGTTCTTAAGGACGATGGATGATGTAGATCCATTCTTGTTGAACATCTTAAGTTTTCCTTTCATCTCATAGTTGACATTATCCTCAGAAGTAAAGTCAACACCATCTTTGTAGTCACCCACATATTGAAGTTGACCACCGCTCCACTTGGCAAAGGACTTTTCCTGCAACCAAGTGCGGATGGTCTTGAAGGCGTTTGATTTCATTTGAGTTGTATTGGTGGCGTTCACGCAACCAAAGAACTCTTCAAGGTTGATCCGACTGATGTCAAGATTCGGTTTCATAATCAGGTTCATTGTATTTTAAAAATTCCCAGAAAGTCAATTTCATTTCCTTCTGAGTCATCCCACAGTTTTTGGCGGCTGTGGGCAAGTTCATTGTAGCACGAAATAGCGCCAAATTGGACTCCTTCACGTTTTCGGGCGTTGTCTTAACCTTTGGTTCCACTAACTTGGATTTATCAATTTTAAGAAGACTCATAGCATGTCTCCATAGGGTGTGCCATCTTTATGA